GCGTTCGACCGTTATGTATCCACGCCATCCGAACATGCATCCAAGATTAGTTATACAAGGATAGCTGATATCATACGTGATGAGCCAAATAAAATCTCAATCAATAACGCGGCAAATAAAACAATGATGGATAATCTTGCCCTTACCTCAAGTATTGTTTGCCCCAATAGTTCGATTGTAGATGCAATGGGAATTTTTGGAAGTTGTGCGGGAACTGAATTACCACGCGAAACACATAATATGGGATTCACACTTACAAACAGTGGTCGCGACTATTATTATACCGGACAAAGTATCCTCAAAAACAATAAACTCAAAATCATATACTCCTCAAATATCAATGAATTTGTGCTTCCATATGTTCAAATGGAAATCGATATTAAATCCACCAAGTTTGTAACCGCACTTTCTGCCAATACTACATTTAAAAGTGTGTTAAATAAAATCACGGATATTTGGATAAACTTTGGCAAAAACAACCCAACTGCTAGACCTGACGAATACTGGGAAAAATTGTTTCAGAACAAAACATTTTTCCAGGAACTAGTTTCTGTAGGGTCTCTAAAAAGCGTGGGTGATTTATTCCAGGAAATTAATAGCACTGCACTAAATGGGTCTTATATGGTACCATCTACTACCGCTGCCGAAATAAATAACCAACTTAGAATTGGAATCATGGGCGACCGTCCATCGGGGGTTCGAGCCGGATTTATTTTGTATAAGGCTATCTCTGGAACTCATCCCAAATCAATCGCTGGTTATTTTGCAGCTGAACATAATAGAGCGGTTGTATTAGCAACAACCGCGCTAATACCCAGTAAAGGGCCAGCACCCAGTAAAAAAGGGCCTGCACCCAGTAAAGGGCCAGCCATTGCAGCACCGGCGAAGAGCGCACGAAAGAGTGCGGCAGCATCTAAAGCAGTGGAAGCCCCTGCATCCAAAAAAACTACCACAAAACGTAATCGTGGCGAAGACAATGGTAAACCATCCTCAAAAAGAACAACCGCTAAGAAATCCGCAAAATCCGCCAAATAAAAAATGAATACGCAATATACTTTTTATTACAATCACAGTAAAAAGTATAATAATAACAACCAATAATGCCGCTGCAAATCAAACAACTCAACAGTGAACCCTATATTACCGAATCGATTCTCAAGGGACTCAAACCCAAAGTAAATTATGTGTTCTCTATCAAAGGATTCAATCGACTCCTCCGTGCTGCCAAAAACTATCATATTGTGGATGTTATCCTCAACGACGGAGTATTTGACCGCAAAACAACAGTGGAATTAATAATCAATCATACCAATGACGGAATAATGAAATACACTGACAAAAACACGAAAGAAGTAATTGCGGAATGTATAAAAGTATTTACACCCATAATGGATACATATGCCCAACAAATGAAAACTGACGAAATAACGGCGGTGTCTGATATCCAGCCAATCAATTTCCATCTTGTTTTATCTGACATTCTCGGATACGACAGTATATTTCGTGCGTGTATCCCCTGCACCCAGTTTGCAAGCCTTATAAAACATGAGGAAGATATTACCGGGTTCTTGAAAGATATTTTATACTACATGATTTCCAGTCGTCCGGATTTTCGCACTTCCGGGAAGAATTTGTATAAGGTATATGCCACTATTATATTGGTGCATCATCTCGGCGACGAACAGGTGAATAAAATCTGGAATCAGGGCTCGGGTCCTGCTAATAATGGGTGATATACAAAATCACCAAAACAATATCCATAAGCACTGCTGCGGCACCAGACATAATCAGCGACATATCAAAAATAAAATATCCGTGAACAAGCCATAAAGTACTTGTAATGAATAATAATGCCAGGGAGTAAAACGAAAAATGTTTTACTTTTTTTGTTTTATATGTTTTATGGAGCTGCGGTATTCGATGAAACACATCAAATATCGGCGCTAGTATCGAAATAATTTTCGGGAGAAGCATAATATTATATTTGGCCGGTATTTGTAATATAATATTATGACACAAAACTCACAACGGTGATTTACATACTTCCCCATAGGTGGGACAATTTATTCAGTTTACGGAGATACTCTTTGGTATGCTCACGATTCACGTCGTCCATTGTACTCAATGGTTTGCGCACTTTGTCTATCATTTTGAGGAAATCGTCTTTTTTCCCACTCTTGGTATCAATATCCTCGGAATAATCCTTGTTCAAGAAAAAATCCAGGTCGCCGCCGTCGATGTAAGATGCGTATGGCAAATAGGCATAACTGTACCATGCGCGAATAATGATACTCGGATTCATTCGTTTTAAGGCCTCAAAGGAATCTGCAGCAAAGGATATTTCGGTATTGTCAGGATAAATACTTTGTATGTCCTTAAAGAAATCCATTAATAAAGTATTAAATGCACGTTGGATAGTAATTTTATCTGTCATTTTTTCACCAAATAAACTATTATTTTATGTGTACATTGTTTTATATTCATTTTCAACTAATTGTTTATTTGGCGAGATGGTGGGATAATTAAAACCCAGGTTCATCGGTGAATATTTGGGGGGCGGCGATAGACCCGGGCAGAATGGCTGCGGTGCTCCAAATAGAATCTAGTTTTGATACTGCGAATAATCCCACTAACGAGGCACATCCAGCTAAAGCTACGTCTCGCACTATGTATTTTAGGGGCGGCATTTCCTTCTCCACGAATTTTGCGACTAAGAATTTGCCTAAACCAAATAAAATCGCAATAATAAAGGCGACAATGAGGATTTTTTCCATTTGCGAATGTTTATATGGAGAATTGCGGAAAAAAATACCAATTATGTAGCGAGCTCTTTTTTTACCCCCAAAAATAATATAAAAATCAAGAATCAGTTTAATTATAATATTGCATTGTTTGGGATGAAAAAAAACTCCGGTGGTGCTGCTGGACCATTAGCACCTAAAACTCTCGACGAGAAACACGCGGAACGAATGCGGTACTTCGAGAACATCGAGACCACTGTCATACCTGCAATGGAAACGCAACTAGAAGAACTCAAACAACAACTGAAAACAGTGCATGGGAAGTCTCATAAACATATTGACCAGTATATGGACGTGAAAGACCGCGTCGAACAGCTAACCAAAGAAATCAAACGTCTGCATCAGGAGAAAAAACAATACTTACTTAAAAACAGTAATTTCATATTTCAATATTTTGAGGACAAGAAAAATATATCCAGTGGGGAAAATATTCGCAATACTGGCAAACTACAACAATTCCTGAAAAATATTCCTAAATTCCAGGACACAGTGAACCCCGATAATTCCACTGCCCTTCGTACCCATAAAATCGGTCAACAGAAGTACTGGAAGAATGTGTCCAATGAATTAACTTACTTACACGATTATGCAGTGTCCTTCGATACCTGCTATTTCTGCAATTCGGGGGAATTCGTTTCCCAGGATGATGAGGGGATTATTCTGTGCAGTAATCCTAAATGTGGGCAGTATGTCCAGAATCTCACGGATAATTCCCGGCCGTCCAACAAGGAACCGCCCAATGAAGTGTCTTATAATCCATATGAACGCCTAAATCATTTCAAGGAGATTCTATCCCAGTTTTTGGCAAAACCAACCACACAGATTCGTCAGGAGATAATTGAGGCTATCCAGAATCGCGTTTCAAAGGAACGAATGAGTGCGGCGCAGATTGATTACAATAAAATGCGCGAGATTCTCCGGAATCTGGGTCTCAACAAATATTTTGAACATATACAATACATCAATTCGATATTTGGGGTGAAGCCGCCGATTATGAGTGATGAATTGTATGAGACACTGTGTGTGTTATTCATTGAAATCCAGCGGCCGTGGGCGATGCACTGTCCTCCGAACCGCACGAATTTCTTCAATTATACTTATACACTGTATCAGTTGTGCGTTTTATTAGACCAATCCCAATTCCTGCCGTTTATTCCGTTGTTGAAAGACCGCACAAAACAGTTGGAGCAGGATATGACGTGGAAGAAGGTGTGTAAGGAATTAGACTGGGAATATATTCCCATTATTTAGTTAGGGGCCATATAAATCATGAATATTTATAATAAAAATGAATGAATTAAAAATATTTATAAGGCTATACATATTATCTTCAAAATGGTTTACATATATACTCTTAAATTAGAACAAGGCAAATATTATATTGGAAAAACAAATAACCCACAATTTCGTGTAGACGAACATTTTAATTCAAATGGTTCAGAATGGACTAGATTGTATAAACCATTAAGAGTGTTAGAACTTAAACCAGATTGTGATGATTATGATGAAGATAAAATTACACGACAATATATGGATAAATATGGCATAAATAATGTTCGTGGTGGTTCTTTTGTGTCAGTAAAATTAGAAAAAACAACAATAAATGCTTTACAGCAAATGAGTAAAGGAACAAATGATAAATGTTTTGTTTGTGGAAAAGGAGGACATTTTGCGAAAGATTGTCAAGAAAACGAGTGTTGGGAAACCGACAGTGATGAAGAATATGATGTATGGGAGTGTGAATATTGTGGGAAAGAGTTCACAGAAGAAAGAAAATGCGAATATCACGAGAAATATTGTAATTCAAAAAATAAAAAGGAATCGATTTATAATAGTGATATTTATGAAAACAGTATCGACGATGATGATTGTTGTTTTCGTTGTGGAAGAGAAGGCCATTATGCGTCGTCTTGTTATGCTTCAAAACATATTAAGGGATATTATTTAAAATAAACATTGGTTGCAGATGGCACTACTAAACTATACAATAATACTGATTTTTTTGGGAGATTATAGACTCGCTCTACAAATTGGACACTGACGATTCGAGTCCATTTTGTAGGTTTCCAACATACACTTCAAACAATATTTATGTCCACACGCCGTTGTGCAAACATTGGTGCTCTGTATTTTCTCATAGCACACCGGACATTCCTCCACTTCAATCACCCCGCCTGAACTTTTATTTGGCTCCACACTCTTGGATTCCAGTGTAGTATTCGCATTCACGATTTTCGTATTTCCCCTGATTTTCTCATAGAATTCCACCACTTTCGGGTCCGCGCGAATCGCGGCAGGATTAAAGTCTGTCAAATACAATCCATGCAGTGATTTGACACGCGACAGAGCGACATATGCTTGACCGTAAGCAAACACGGACCGACCAATATCCATCTCCGCCATTTCAATCGTCGACCCCTGACTTTTATGAATCGTCATTGCCCACGCCAATGTAATCGGTAATTGCCTTACAACAATACTGGGATATTGTTCCGACTGCCATGCGTACTTTTCTATCGCGAGTCGAACCCCATTCGCGAATTTGACCACGGGCAGACTTATCCCGTCTTTCATGTACACATCCACCACAATCCCAGTACTTCCATTACAAATACCGTTTTCAACCGCGAGATTCACCAAACACATTACAACTGCGCCCACTTTGAATTGCACATCCTCTTCCGGGGGAATATTGGCAACCAGAAATTTGACTTCGCGTTCAATCTCATCCGGGGTTAAACTCAAACAGGTTTTTAGACAAACAGGGTCTATGGGCTTACCACTCTCAATATAAGTCGCGCATTTCGTCGCGACACTAAATTTGACAGAATATACAGTGGAAGTTATTTGGCCAAACATGGTTTTATTGACATACTCCACTTTTTGTTTGATAGGGAATAATTTCGTAGGCACCACATTATTTGTCTCCTCCAAATTCACCGCACGATTCACGTGTTTCCGGAGAATAGACACGCTCTCTTCGCTCAATGTGCCAACACGCACTTCCGACAGAATATCTACAAACTGAGGGTCTGTTTGGCGATACAATTGGTCCAGTTCAATACACTGTGAATAGGGGAATACTTTTAGCCATTGGGGAGATTCCATACACATTTGCACACTTGTAGGGTCAGCCTCGTTCCCCACGGGGGGTAATTGGAAGAAATCACCGCAGAATACTACCTGCAATCCCCCGAATGGTCGGCTGCGGATTCGCAGCGTGCGCGCAATTTCTTCGATGAGTTCAAATATTTTCCGGGACATCATACTTACCTCATCCACAATAAGTACATCCACTGTCTTCCAATTCGTGGCGGACCTTTTATTTTTGACGACACTTTGGACAATCTGCCAATTCTCATCCTTCGCGAGCCGAATTCCACTCCATGAATGAAGTGTGGTAGCCCCACATTTCAGCTGCACAGACGCGCAGCCGGTCATTGCACACACCGCCACATTTCTGGCCTGATTTCTCGCGGACTCTACCATACAACGAATCAAGTGTGATTTTCCTACGCCACCGGGACCTGTGAGGAAGACGTTTTCGCGTGCATTGAATATCGCCAGAGCTCGCCGCTGTTTTTCATTGAGGTCTTGGAATCGGGGTTCATCCATTATCACGGGGTCTTCGACCGAGGGGGAGCGTTCCATTAATACCCTTGCCTCCGGTATATTATGTGGCAGTTTTACAAATACGGTTTTCGTGGTCATTTTAGCGCGGTGTATGTATATACTTATTGCTGGATATGTGAGCCAAATAGATTTACATAATCATTTTTATTTAGTAGTGTAAGCAGTACTCTAGGTACCGTACACTGCCATATTATTTTGTATGGTTATGCATATAATTCATTATGTTGTCCGATTACGCGCGCTATTCTCTACGAATGATTTTGGTTGGATTGGTCTTAATTGGTGGTATTAATTGGGGACTTCACGCGTTTGGATATAACGTCGTGGAATTTATTGGGAAATCCCTGAAATCCAGATACTTGGAGAAGGTGGTTTATATTCTCGTCGCTGTTTCCGCTGTTTGGTTATT